GTCTCGAACTCACGAGTTGTTCTTCGGTGCTACCGGAAAGAGTAGTGACTCAGAGGTCACCAGACGTCAGCCACGAGATAAGGCTGACAGCGGTCCATATCTAAATCACAATTACCAAAAAGAAGGTCTTCGAGGTCCTCCATGACCTCAGTTCGCCATTTGCCGTATGTGAAATCAGTAAACTGCGAAAAATCGTCATCAGAGATTGGCTCACTGACGTTGTACAGGGTTTTGCACATTGGTTCGAGTTGCCCCGAACCAACTGCAGAACGCAACCCGTACGACAACAGTTCCATCTTGACGTCTTCCGCAGGGATATCACATCCGACAAATCTCTCCAGAAACAAGCGGCATATGGGTGGATAATACCTAAACTCGTAGGCATAAGACAAGCTCTTGCCAGCCATGTACTCGTCATCGGAAATCTGAGTATTGTTGGCCCGCGCATTGAACCTGCCAAAAGCCTTGCCGAGCTTTGGAATCATCCTATGTCCATACGAGGAAGGAACAAACCTTCTAGACAAAAACTCGCACTGGCACAAATGAGTGTGGGTCTTAACCTTGGCACTCATCCGAGCCAGCGTAGCAATGTGCTCGTATGATCTAGCTGCCCGCTTGGGGATCCTGCCATTCCTCATCCTAGACAACATATCGTCGCCAAGAATGAGGGTGGAAGCATCAATCCCGAATCTGGTCGCAAAAGTAAAGAAAATGGTGGAATTCCAGATCGAATTTCGGAAAGTCGTTGACGTTGATCCAGATGGAAGTTGGTTCTTGACCTTGGCCCTGAGCCCAAACTTCCTATTGACGACTGAATAGTGGTTGGAACGTAAAAGGCACTCGCATAACCAGCGAGGTGCCCCTAACCGCTCCATCCACATTGTCTCAAGCTGGACAACGTCAGCGACCTGCATCTTGTCATTCGCTGAAAAATCCGCCTCAATAAAGGGTCCATCCCCTTCGACGTGATGAATCACGCTTTGCGGATCCCGGCCGTAAGCGATCGTAAAGTCACACTTATGCCGGCCGGTCTCCCTCGCCACATCGAATGATTTTGTGAGTCTCTTAAGGCATTCCTTGATGATGGGTCCAGAGATGCAGTTATGGAGGTCAGAAGAAGCATTGACGATACGACCGGCCCACGCCGGGTCGTGCCGTTTGAGCAAAAGCTCAACCTTCTCGAAAACCTCCTTAGCTCCAAACTCTGAATCCCGGAACAAATGCATGTTCTGGAGTGCCTTGACCATGCGGATCGACTTAGCGGGTTTGAACTCCGCATTCCAACTCTCAAACAACTCACGCGTCCAATCTATCGGTGCCAAAGGCTCTGGCAACGTTTGCATCATAAGCTTCCTCGACCCTTTGCGCAGGTCGGGGTGGCAACGCAAATCTGAATGGTAATTAACGCGTTTGTTGAAAGCGGCTAGAAACGACTGAAATGAACTATCGCCCAACACAGGATGATTATGCTCGAACAACGGGCCCAGAATATCATGGGGTTGATTGCGAGCTTTTCGCCGGAACGAATCCCGGTTGAGGCGATAAGAATGTGAATATCCAAAAGGAACGGACGGTGTAAAATCTACACCAGGAGTGGTACGGACACGCTTGTCACTATATCTCCATGGAGAGCGCCCAGATCCTCGATTGAGTTGTGGCATGGTAGTGATGGTGGTGGTGGTGGTGGTGGTAGTA